TTTCAACAGAAGATTCAATCATTCAAAATCAAGTAATTCAATTTGATCGACCATTTGATTACAAAGGACAACCTTACGAAAATAATTATGGATTTTTATATTATAATCACAAAATTGACCAAAGAGTTTCCGTATAAATATAAGAGAATTAACAAGGAGAATAAACCGTGCCTGCTTTAGTAACAAATAATTTTAGAATTCACAATTCAAAACAGTTTCGTGAGATGCTCTCCGAAGCTTCATTGATAGGTGGAACTGGCATATCTTCTGATGAAGAAACTGCACTTTCTACCCATGCATATCTTTTTATAGGAAAATCAGATTCTTGGTCTGGATCTTTTAGTGATGTAAGTATTCCAGATCCAAGTACGGCTACGAGTCCATCATCTGATACGACTGGAAACACTCATTATTCTCATTGGACGGATATGATTGCTGCAAAAAAAGTTGCATCATCAGATGTTAGTCATGTGATTACACGACATAATTGGACTACTGGTCGGCATTATTCGATGTATAAAGATACGGAAACCTTTAGTAATTTGATTTCTACACGAACAAGTCAAACGTTAGCAAATACTGCTGGAACTGGTACTGCTACTGCAAGTTTGTATCCAATGTACGTAATGAACTCTACTTATGGTGTTTACAAATGTCTTTATAATTCAGAAGTTGAAATAAGTGGAGTAAATTATCCACAAGTATCAACAGTAGAACCAACTGCAACAACTACAACCGCTGGAGCTCCTGCTGCACTTGCAGATGGATATATTTGGAAATATATGTACACGATTACTGCATCGGAAGCTCTGAAATTTGTAACAACAAGTTATATTCCAGTTAAACAACTTCGTGATGCTAATGCATATGGAAATACTGCATCATCGGGAGGAATGACATCGGGAACTGGTGCAAAAAATGATGGATCTGATCAGGCCGCAATCGAATTGGCTGCAGTTGATGGTGCGTTGGATATTTTTGTGATTGATGATGATGGTTCAAATTACACTTTTGAAACTAATAGAGTGGTTACAAACTCTTCCGAAAGTGTAACATTAACTATGGCTACACCTACTCTTCAACAGGATGATAAGTATAACAATTCATCGATATATTTCACGTTTAGTGGTACTTCTTATGTAAGAAAAATTACTGATTGTTCATTTGGTTCATCTGTCCAGACTCTTACTTTAGATTCAACTGTCCCAGCATTATCTGGTACAATAACTGCAAATGTGGCTCCATTTGCAAGAGTAAATGGGGATGGTCATGGTGCAGAAATTGTTTTGACTGCAAATGCTGACAATACGGATGCAGTTGGGGGTGTTACGGTAGTAAGTACTGGTAATAGTTATACAACAGCCACTCTTATAGTTGAACAACAAGGAACTGCGGCAGGAGCTGATGCAGATATTACTCCAATTCTTCCGCCAAAGGGAGGACATGGATATGATCCTGTAGCAGAATTGGGTGGATATTTTGTTATGGTCAATTCAAAACTTACACAGGACGAATCTGGTGCATTTACCACAACTAACGATTTTCGTAAAATTGGATTGTTGACAGATCCTAATACAGATGGTGCATATACACGTTATACATCGGGTACTGCAACACAATCAAAAACGTTTACGTATATTTCAAATACTGCTGCAATTGCTGGTGATATTACATTAACTCAAGGAACAGTTGGTGCAAATGGTGCAACAGCATATGTTGTTGATGTGAATGCATCTGCAAGTACTATTAGAGTTGTTAATATTACAAATGGTGCAAACGCAAGTGCAGGATATGATGGTAAGCCAGGATCATGGCAATGTACTACTACAAATGTTGCGAGTAGTACTACAGGAGTAACCAACGCAATAGCAACTTTTTCTTACACTGGCGGTACTGCTGTATTAACAAATGTTGCAAATGGTTCAATGCAGATTGGTTCTGGAAATATTATCTATGTTGAAAATCGAGCACCAGTTGCTCGTGCATCTGACCAAACCGAAGATATCAAACTCATTATCGAATTCTAAAGAATAGTATTATAAATGGCAAATGTAACAACTAATTTTAATGTATCTCCTTATTATGATGACTACGATGAGGATAAGGCATTTTTACGAGTTCTATTCCGTCCAGGCTATGCAGTTCAAGGAAGAGAACTTACTCAATTACAAACAATTTTACAGAAACAGTCATCTCGTTTAGGTGATCACATTTTCAAGGATGGTAGTAAAGTTCTTGGGGGTGAAGTAACTCTAGACACAGAAGTTACTTATCTAAAGTTGACTACTACTGATACTGCAACCCTTTTTGCAGATGGAGTGATTTCGGATACCAGCGTTACTGTTGGTGCAGGAACTACTCGAGCACAAGTTGTTGCTGCGATAGATTTAGTTGGTTCGGATGCACCAACTCTTATTATCAAATTCCTTTCCGGCACATCTTTTACCGCTGGCGCTACAATTTATTTGGAAGGATCAACCTCCACTTCTGCAACTATTGCGGCAGTTTCACATACAGGTAGTGCATCTATTGTTAGTATCAATCGTGGTGTGTATTTTGTCAATGGGTTTTTTGTTCTCTGCCTCGCACAAACTCTAGTTCTTGAGAAGTATAGTAACACACCAACATATCGTATTGGTTTAACAACAACTGAAACAATTGTTGACAGTACCGCAGATACATCTCTTCTTGATCCCTCTGCTGGAACAACAAACGCTAATGCGCCGGGAGCAACACGATTTAAAATTACACTGACACTTGCGAAGAAAACAACTTCTTCGACAGATCCAGTTGCTGCTAATGCAGATTCAAATTTCATAGAATTGATGAGAGTTTCAAGTGGAACTCCAACAAAACATGTAAAATATCCAGTTTATGGTGAGATTGAAAAGACACTTGCAAGACGAACTTATGATGAATCGGGGGATTATACGATTAAACCTTTTCCAGTTGAAATAATCAATCATCAAGGAGCAACAGGAACAACGGCCGCATCTACTGATACAACAATTACTGGTGTACTGACAGATTTTGAAAATGAATTTGCAATCGCAGATTCAATTTACTTATCTTCTGCAACAACAACTTATGCGACAATTTCTTCAATTGCAAATTCAACTTCAATGGTTGTTGATAGTGCTTTAGGAGATGGAACATCTCAAACTCTTTATAACAGAAATCGTGTTTCTGCTGCACTAGACGCTGGTAAAGCATATGTGAAAGGTTACGAATATGAAAGTATCGGAACAAACTATGTTGATGTTAGAAAGGGCCGTGATATCTTAACGGAAACTTCTTTTCCAATCAATCCAAATTTTGGTAATAGTGTTAAGGTTACAAATTTTACCGCAGGAAATTCATTAGAATCACTTACAGGAAATCCATTTAATCCTGAAACTCTTTCTGTCACATATGATGTTCATAGTGTTCCATTAGCGAATATTGTAAGTACAAACACACATACTTACAATTCTACAAAGATGGGAACAACACGAATTCGCCAACTCGACTATAGTTCTGGTGCATTTACAAATACATCTACAAGTAATACTGCGGTTTTGGATGCATATCTATTTGATACTACTCTTACTCCATTGACAGTAAATGTTGGTTCGGTATATACTTCGGGCGAAACTTCTATTGCATTAGAAACGTTAAAAGCTTCATCAAAAGATGATGCATATGCTGGTGCAAAAATAACATTAGGTTCGGAAATAAGAGAAATTACTTCATCTGGATCGGTGCTTAATATAGGATTGGAAGGTATTAGTGGTGGAAGTTTAATAATTGATAGTACAGATGGGGCCGGAGGTGATGCAGGAGAAAATATATTAAATGAACATGGAATTGGAGCTGCAATAAATCTTGCATTTTCAACCAGTGCTGATATTTCAAATACGGTGACAATTAATTATTCTACAAGAGAAATGGAGTCAATTGCACTTTCAAATGCGACTTTTGGACATGCAAATACTCCATCGATGGATATTGATGTTACAAGTAAGGTTGATACTGGTACTTTGACCAGTAATACAAAACTTTTTGATACAGATACGAATTCGTTGGTATTTAAGTTAGGGTTTGATAATATAAAAGGAATCGGATCTCAAAGTGGAACAACCTTTACTGCACAAGGAATATCATATCAAAGAAAAGAAACAATAGATGTTACATTTGGTGATTTTTCTGCTGCTACTGGTGCAACAATTACTTCACCAACTAATACAACATTTGAAACAGAAGGATTGGGTTCTGGAAGTTTGGTTTCTCCTCAAGCGAATTATATTTTGGTTGCATCGAATAATTCTGTTGCAGTAGCAACAAGTGGTGGAACACTTGATCCTCAAATTGTTGCAGGAGAAATTGTTGATTGTAACGTAACAGTTGTGGCAGATAATCAAGTAACAATTACTCCAAAACGAGATAGTTTGACTTTTACTGCTGGGTCTTTTAAGGGGAGAGTATACGCAACTTGTGATCATACAGGAAAAACTCCAAAAACGAAAACAAGAGTAAATGCAACTGCAATATCAACATCAAGTGATATTAATACGAATACTATTTCGTTGAATAGTGATGGAACAGCGACACAACAAAATGCAAGATTGACAGCAGGACATCATATAGTTCCTCCTATTACTGGAACACAATCTCTTGGTGTAGCAGATGTAATACGAGTTACAAATGTGATTGAAGCTGCAGCGGCAAATGCTGCGGCAGTAACACAATTTGCTATCGCTTCTGCTGCGGTTGGAAATACTTCTCATACAAATAATATTACTTCACGGTATTCTTTTGTTGATGGTCAAAAAGATAATTTTTACGATCATGCATCAATTACGTTGAAATCGGGACAAACTCCTCCTGCGAATAATGTACTAATTACTTTTGATTATTTCTCTCATTCTGCCGCAAATTCTTATTTTTCGGTTGATTCGTATACTAATGTGGATTATACTGATATTCCTGCGTTTACGAGTCCAACAACTGGAACACGAAAAGAATTGCGAGATTGTATAGATTTTCGTCCATATAAAGGGTTTGCAAATACAGCAACTGGAGCTGGGACAATACAATCAAATGATGATATGCCAGATGCAAAAGTTCAAATGTCTGCGAATGTTGCATATTACTTGCCCCGAAAAGATAAATTAACACTTACAAAAGATAGAGTACTCAAAGTTATTGAGGGGATTTCTACTGAAGATCCGAATTTACCAGCAGATGATGAAGATTCAATGACTCTTTATAATCTGGACATTCCAGCATATACTTTCAATGCAAGTGATGTAGATACTCAGTATATTGATAATCGCCGATTCACAATGAGGGATATTGGTAAGATTGAAAAGAGGGTTGATACCCTTGA